TGAGATTGCCCCCACTACGCCGATCTCGCCTTTGCCGATAGCGGTATCAGATGACGGACTGACCAGCGTGTGGCTGTACTCACCCGCAGCGATACTGATCGCCTCACTGATGCGAGAGGGTTTGAGGATGCTTTCAGGTCCGCCATCGCGCAGCATCATGGAGCGAAGCTCCGCCTCTACCGCGTATCGGGTTTCAGGCGTATCCGGATTTAACCGTATCTGGAAATTAACGACATGCGGAGTGGGAGCGAATACATATATGTCCGCTCCTGCTACCGGTGCCCGCGGTTCGATGTAGGCCTTCACAGCAGCCACGGTTGCGGCGCCAGGGACTGGGTTGATAAGGTCGTTGTTAGCAACCATCACCCCCACCGTTCCGCGACCGCTCCAGTGTCGGTAAGTCCATGCACGGTCAACGCCCGCGACCTCTTTAGCCCACACCTCATAATCACCGTCAGCCCCTCCCTGCGGAGTCCAGTACCACCTTTCAATGACACGCGCCCGCCAGGCCTCCAGATCCTCAGCGTCAGCGCCGCCCTGAATGCTGTCCGCCACGCCTGAAGAAGTCAGGCCGGTGACCGGACTGACAAGGCGCATAGCAATTCCATCATCGGTATTACCAGCCTTTCCGGCTGCGTCGCAGGTAACAGGTACACGAAGCACGCCGCCCGAAGATTTAGCCTCGGCCGTTGTCGTGAATGAAACCAGGTCGTCACGCTGAATAGTCACCCCTGCCGGAATTGTGATGACGGCATTTGCTACTGACCACCTCACGAAACCCGTCGCCGCGGTCGCTGATTTGCGCGGGCACCGCTTCATGTTGGCATGTCGCGTCAGCCAGTCCTCATCAGCAAGGTCAGGCAGAAGATTGCGCGCGAGGTAGTCGATATAGCCATAAACGGTATGAACTGCCGCCGCCTGTACTCGGCCATAAACCTCTGCATCAGTGCGCCTCAGCGCCGCCAGCGTCGTATCCACTGCCAGTCGGGTGAGAATGTCGCTGCGCACTGCGGTGATTAACTGAGGGAGTGTCGGGCGGTTAAATCCACTGTCAGCCATTTAGCTCACTCCATAAATCATTAAATGAATACGTTGTCCGGTTGCCGTCTTTCTGGCTGATAACCACCGAGGCGCTGAGCGTACTGATTCCCGTCCGCTCCGCCGTTACCTCAACGCGCACTGCCACACCATCATCCACCAGCCACTGAAGTGCCTGGCTGATGTATTCGCGGGATTTGAGAGGGGTTTTATTGGTCAGCTTTTCGCGACTGAGAAGATAAAGTCTGGAACCGATGCGGTCGTTCTGTGCGGTCGGAAAGCTGTCACCCCACCAGCCATTATCCTGCACCGGGTTATCATCTGGCTCAGCCTTGCGCCAGGAGAAGAGCGATACAATCACCGCTCTGGTAAGCGGGTCGGTCGGCCACGTTGCATCCTGTTCAGAGCCATTTACGACGATTATCATGACGCCACCATCTTCTGTGTTGTTGCGTCGGTAGTGCCGCCGCCTGTACCGTTTTCTTTGTGATTATGACCGTTGTAAGCCAAGCGCATCGCTGACATGGTCAGGCCAGAGGTGTCACACTTATCCTTAATTTCACCTGTCGCCTCGATGTCCATTTCGAATCGGGCTTTCGGCGCATTGGTGAAGGTAATCGGCTTGCCTGCACCGTTTACGATGATTCCTGCGCGGGTGAGCGTGACCGACTGACCCTGATCGTCATACACCGCTACCTCACCGGATTGCAGTCCTTTGATGCGGAAGCGGCGGTCAGCGACAACCAGCACGACGCCATGTGACCTGTCACCATCAAAGTAGGCGGCAACGGCCTCAGCGCCCATAATCGGTGCAGCGGTAAAGCCGTATGGCTCCATGTGCTCTATATCACTCTTGCCCTCGCCCCCGGCCATTTCAACCTGCAGCATCTGGCACTTTGTGGCCGTGTTCAGACCGCGAACCACGGCGCGGGCCAGCAGGTTTGACAGCGCACGGCCCATACCTGACATCGGATTAGCCATCAGAAATCATCCTCTGCTGTCGTTTTCTTTTTACGTTTTCCGGGCTTCGCCGGTTCAGGAAGGTAGGCATCAGGCGGCCCGACCCGGATTTCTGTCACGGTGCCGTTTTCATCCTGCTGGTAGGTCACCTCAGCAATGACCATCTGGCGATTGTTAAAGCCGAGAATGGGATCGAAGACGATAACCTGCAGGTTAGGAAGCCATAGCGAGCCGTCACCCTGCCGCCAGCCCTGAACGGTGTAGGTCACCTCATCGGTACGCGCTGCGCGCTGGCGCATTTCGAACTCTGCCCGGTCGCTGCAGGTTGCGGTGGTTGCATTGCCGGTCTGGCGGATAATCATGGGCCGGTAGCGCTTAAGCCCGCCGTCGATAGTCTTTGCCCTGATGGCCGTAGTCGTGGCTTCGCCAAAGTCATCGTCGTTTCCCCGGCGCTGACCGGACACCTGATAGTCACTGAACCGGTCACGGATGCTCTTTTCGGTGTCACAGGAAAGGATATTTTCACCCAGCACCAGTGCTGTATGCGCCTGCCGGTTTCCGATGCCGCCAATGACCAGATTGCCCTGCGCATTGTCATACGCCAGCGCCTGCTGCAGCCCCAGCATTTTATTCAGCACGTCCATGACCGTTTCGCCCTGGTCGGCCTGTATGCCCTGAAGCGCACCGGATGCACCGCCTGCATCTACCACTGTGATACTGAACGGCTTCGCCAGCTCAGCGGCCACCTGCGCCAGCGAGCGCCCGGCATACTGTGAGGGCGTGGCTGAGCAGTCGATGAGGTCAGCCGTTTTACTGCGGCCCGATATCCCCACGCTGATGCTGCGTGCGTCATAACGGACCGGCGTTGCTTCGATATAGCCGGTAAGAACTTTGTCGGTGCCTATCAGGACTTCAACGAGGTCACCGTTTTTAATCCGGTTGCTGCGGTTAGCCTGGTCGGTGTCACCCGGCCAGCTTCGGGTAATCTCAACGGTGAAGTCGCGGGCAATACGCTCAATCCCTGCAGCGATCCGGACTGATGTCCAGCCGCCCCACTCCTGGCCGTTCACCCGGAGAATAACGGTGTTGTTCATCGTACCGGCACCCTGAGTTTCTGAACCGGCACAAAGCCGGGATGGCGTATGCCGTTGCGTGCCGTTATGTCACCGGCGCGTGATGCGGAGTCGTACCAGTCTGCAGCCAGTACCAGAGCGGGCATCACCTGTGCCGGTGTGCGTTCCGTCATGCGCTCGACCTGCTCAAGCCGGGCCGAAATGTCACGGTTTACATCAGTCCGCACGGTGACCAGCGCCTGATAAAGACCATCATCGGTGACACGCTCCATCTCGCGATCGATGGCCTCATTAAGGCTGTCTCGCACCTGCGCCAGGTCATCCCATGTGATGACGGCACCGCTGTCGGTGGAGGAAGTCACCCCAGCAGAGGCGGATGCTGTGGTAACAGATGGCTGCGACGTACCCACTGTGGCAGCTCCCGCATCAGTCCGTAATACTGCGGGCGGCGCGTCAACTGCGGAGGCTACTGGCTGAATATTACTGACAGCCGGATGAGAAACCCGCACTGGCTGCAGCGGGTCCTGCTGGCGCGTGACGGTGCGGCTTGCAGGCTGTGGCAGGCTTGTCACCGCTGCGGCCGCTTCACTTATCGCCGTGGTGCGTACAGCCTGCGCCACGTAGTTACGCTGGATAGTCTGCGTCTGCGCCGTTTTGCTGTCGGTATTCCAGACGCCCCGAGGGGCCAGACCTGAATCGACCGTGACGCCGGTCAGTCCCTTAATCATTGACATCAGGTCTGATGCGTTGCCGGTCAGACGCGAACCTGCCCGCCACATAGTCTGAAGCCGGTTAACAAAACTCATGCCGCTGGACGGCGGACTGAGCAGTACGGACAAATCACCCTGCAACAGCCGTGATGCCGCACTGACGCCTGAATCAACGTACTGAAATGCGCTGGTCACGGTGCTGAACATGCCGGAAGCTTCATCCAGTACACCGTCCTGCAGGAAGTCAGGCATGCCATCCATGCCAAAAGCACTGAACGCCGATGAAATGGCGTCATCCAGAAACGAAACGGAAGATGATAATTTCTGCCCGGTTGCCAGCCCGGCGGTCGGGAAAGAGAGCTCGCCGGACTCAACGAAGCTGAAACTGATACGGCACATACGCCCTTCACTCTGCGAGTGACTGACGCGAATGGCATCATCCACGACCACGGTCATCTCGCCGTAGTAGGGATGAACCAGCGTGCAGGAGCCCGGCTTTTCGATGGCTTCAATCAGCCGGTTGCGCTGCTCAAAGAAGTCATCGCCAATCAGGTAGGCCTGAACGCTAAACCGGCGCGTCGCCCGGCCCAAATCCTCCGCCCATGGCTTATCGCGATTGGGGTACTCATGCACCTGCACGCGGCGGCCAAAGGTTGCCTCATCGCTGTCCACCTTAAACGCGATGCCGCGCAGTGAGGCATCCTGCAGATTATCTTTCCAGCTCATGGCTTACTCCGGGCAATAAAAAACCCGCCGGAGCGGGTTAGTTTTTATCTTAGTTTTATTTGTATCGAATAAGAGTCGCCATTTTTTACGAAAAGGGAATCAGCCTTTTCATCATTAGACTCAAACCGCTGTACGTCTTTTAGCTTTTGCAGCTTATTTGAGAACATGGTGCTGCTGGTTCCGCTAAGGTATTCAAAAGCATTACCAGCTAGCGCAACATTAACCCTATCCATCGACTTATCTTCATTTAGGAAGAACTGAATGTTTATCCTATCGGGGCATGGCGGATCATACACGGTAACGTAAATCTGAGGTTCATATTCAGCCTTTTGGTTATCGTCGAATGCCTCTTCATCAGTCATTTCTTTCCTGAACGAATATTGGTGCCGTAGCATCCCGCCGTCCTTGAAAATCTGCACCTTCTCAGGTTTTTTTCCAATTGCAGCAATGAAATCTTTTTCGTTAAACGCGGGGTAACAATCACTGGCCGATACCCCGTTAACAAAAAACAAAGCCATTAAAAATGCAAACAGGCGCATGCAGATATTTACCTTACTTTGGAGTCGAGAACCGATTATAACCCACATCGAGATCAAACCAAGGAAGTGCATTACCAGCAGGCTCAACGCGCATTCCGGGAGGTGCGTTTTCGAAGGAAACCTTAATCTCTCCTTTTTGTGCTGTCGCATCACTGCGCATCAAAGGACCACTCATGCTCTGAGGGTTAAGCGGAACATTGCCACTCTTTAGCTGCTGCTCGTTGTTATACCAGCCGCCAGCTTTCCACCTTTTTTTAAGTGACTCCCAGAATGACTCAGTACCATCTTTCTGAGTAGTCGCGTCAGAAATCTCTTCCAGTTTCTTGAACATGTATAGCGCAACGGCTATTGATACTGTCAGAGCGCTCAGCTTGCCTATTTGGGTAAGAACCGCGAGGAGACCACTTGCTTTGGCGGTGGCGGTTGTGAGCGAACCAATAACCTGCAGTGCGAATGCCCCGGCCATTACCCCACCAATTCCGGTAATGATTCCATTCATCCCGCCCAGGGCTTCTGTCAGTCCGTCTATCTTAGTCCAGACCCTTTCAACCACAGGACCGAATCTATCCCAGTCAGAAATCAACAACCCGATACCCAGCGCGGCCAGCCTCAGAAATACCCCCATCGGTGAAAGCTTCAATCCCCGACCCAGAATACCCAGAGCGAAGTTAACTCCCAGCAAGGCAAGCTTAACTCCCACAAAACCGGCAGCAATGCCAAATGCGCCACGAATCACTTTTGGGTTTTTGTCAGCAAACTCGGTGAATCGCTCTGACATATCGCCTAGCCAGCTTACCAGCCGTTTAGCATCTCCAGCAAAAGCGCCCCCAATTGCCGCAAGACCGTTTACCGCTGTACCGGTCAATGACTCCCAGATATTTGATAGCGTGCTTAGCTGCGCATTAACGCGCTTATTGAGGTCCGCCTGCTTTCCCATTTTCTCCTGAATCTGGTCATAGCCGGTTTTGCCTTTATCAATCAGCGCATTTAAAACCTGCAGTGTTTCAGCGTCGTCACCGAAAATCTGCTTGATGATGGTCGTTTTTTGTTTGGTTGTTAATGACTGGAGTTTGTTCAGCTGCTTGAAGAGATTATCAAGGCCGCCGAACTCACCTTTTCCATCGGTAAAATCCAACTGAATACCTTTTCGGCTTAACAGCTTGTTGGCTGCCTTCATCTTTTTACCATCAAAGCCAGCCTGGAATATTTTTCTAAGGGCGTTACCGGAAGCCTCACCCTCCATCCCCATCTGATCCATCATCACGGAAATAGGTGCCAGAGCGCGAGCCGCTGTAAGGCCATCTTTGCTCACCATCTTCAGAATTGAGCTGGTTTTAGAAAAGAAAGAGAGCATGTTGGTGTCATCAACGCCCAGATAAAAAGCCTTCTGGATCGTGTCAAACAATCCCATCATATCTTCGGAAGCTGTGCCGGTGGCATCCTGCATTTTTGCAGCAAACTCTGCAGCCGCTTCAGGCGTTTTCTTAAGTTGAACCGCCAGATAAGCGGAAGCCTCACCAACACCACTCAGGATGTTCTGTGCCGGAATACCCTGCCTGACAAGCATCTGCATCATGTTCTGAAAGTCAGCAGTGGTGCCAGGCAGCTTATTACCCAGACCGATTGCCAGCTTGTTGATTTTTTCGAAATCAGAGCCAACCGCACCGCTGGCATCCATCATGGCAACTTTCAGCCCTGTAGCTGCATCCTCCTGCTTGGCAAAAGCAACCAGAGAACCCGTCAGCCCGGCAGCAAGACCTCCTGCCATAGCCATGCCACCTTTGCCAGCCTCCTCTGCATCCTTACGGAACCGGCGGAGGTTCTTTTGCATGCGGCCAAGTGCAGGTGAAAGCCTGTCAACGCCAGTGATAAGCGCTTTCAGTTCAAATTCAGCCATTGGCTTTTCGCTCCCGTTCTATCCGGTTCGCCTGGTCGATAAGTAATTGCAGGCTTTTTAAGTCCTCACTAAGGACTTCCAGAGGATTTATGCGCCAGTAACTGGCGCAATCGAAGTACAGATTAAGCAGCTCTTT